TTATAAAGGAATTGAAGCAGAAGTAGTTTTATTTCAATCAGAATACCCAAAAACAGAATATAATTATTTTGCTGTTGGACATTCTTTAGGTGGAGCTTTAATTGACATTTTACTTCGTAAAGGATTAATTAAAGAAGCTGTTAGTTATAATCCTGCTATACAATATAATGACATTAATGGAGGATTAGCAAATCGTAGAATTTATTATGGTGCTGATCCATTATATAAAATTATGGGATGGTGGGACAAAAAATCAGAATATATACCAAAAGATGCTTTTTCTCAAGTTTTAGACAAATTATATTCTACATTTGGTCCTTTGTCCTCAATGATTACTATACCATTACAATCGCATAAATTTTCTAATTTTGCTGGAATGGGTAATAAACGAAAATGTAAAAAGTGTGGATTATATAAATGAGCGATGAAGCAGATGAAAAAGAAATACAAAAATGGATTGAGTATGCTGAACATCCACTTAAATTTGAAAGACCAGTTTTAAATAATAGTCTTTTAGTTGGTACAATTAATAACATATTAAAACATAATAATCAACCTTTAATTGAATTACATGAAATTTATGATCCAAGTGCTAAACAAATAGAAACATCAACAGAACATTTTAAATCAGTATTAAAAAAAATAAAAATTCCTAAAATTACTAAAATTAAAAATGTTCGTGAAAAACTTGATAAAGAATTTTCTGAATTAATTAAAATTAGAGGTGATCGTGACACTAATGAATATTTTGACAAATTAAATGATGAACTTGCGGAATTTACTCAAAAATCATTTCCTCAAATTCATATTACATATGAGTATGAAGATAAATTAATAAAGCCTTCTTATGAGCTAATAAGAACACATGGTTTTAATTTTACTTTTAGGTTTAGAAATGGAACTATTCATTATGAATTAAGAAGTAAAAATTTTAATAATTTAGTTGCTGGAATTTTTAGGGATGACAGAATTATACATCAATTTAGAACAATGTTAAATACTTATGAATTTTTTCAATTTCGGTATTCTGACACTTATATGAAATTTGGACATACTATATTTGTTTATGTAAATAATAAAGACAAACATATTATTGGTGATTTTGATTTTAATAAAGGAACGTATGACATACAACTTGAATTATTAGAAGCTATTCAAGAAGGGACTTTAGAATATAATATTGAAAAGAATAATTCAAGTCATAGTAAATATTCTGCGGCATTATTTGAACTTATTTTTATTAAAATAGTAAGAAATTTGGGTTATACAGGAAAAAAAATGCCAACAGTACAAGAAGGTCCTGTTTGTACATTTTGGATGTTTTTTAGAATGGTTTTTCATGATTTAACAAGAGAACAACTTATTGAAAAATTAGAAGAGGCAGCAGACACAATTGGTCTTGAACCAATTACTGAAAGTATAGAAGCTATAATGGTTGTAATGGTTCGAGAAATGTTACATAATCCTGAAATTAAACAACAAGAAAATATAGCAGATTCAATGACAGGATTTGGATTAAATAAAAAAATAAAAAAATAAAGTAATATAAAATGGAACGACAAAATGAAAGAAGAATGCAAATAATCCAAAGAGCTGCTAGATTTATTGTAGACAAAAATATTGTATTTTTTGCTCTTTGGATTGTTTATATGGTTGGATCTGACAAACTTTTACAATGGAAACAAATTTCTCTTGCTAGACCTTTACAACAAATTCTTGATGAAGGTGCATTGTCTTTTTCTTCAGGTAATGTACATATTGAAGGTAAAGAAAATGTTATTAAACATTTAGAAAAAGAAATTTTAAAAACTTTTCCAACTTGGTTTGAACGACTTATTAGTGTTATTAGTTCTGTTGGATTTGCTGGACTTACAGATCAAGGAATTGGGTGGATTATTCGTGGACTTATACTTATGTTATTAATTGCTGTTCTTGAAAATTTAGATGAAATTTTAGATTTTGTTAGAGCTTTTGGAATAAATCTTCTTGATTTAGAAAGATTAAATTTAGGAATGGGAAAATATAGTAAACTTTCATCTTCATTAAAATTAGATGATCCTATAAATACTCCTGAACCAGCATTTATAAAAAAAATAATTAAATAAAATATTAATTATAAATGAAACCTTTTTATTGTCGTACAGGTTCTAAAAAAAGTTTGATTAAAAAAATCCTTCCTTTAATACCTGAACATTCTGTTTATGTTGAACTTTTTATAGGAGGTGGAGCAATATATTTTGCAAAAGAACCTTCTGAATATGAAATTATAAATGATTTAGATTCTGAATTAATTACAAATTATAAATTATTACAAAAAATTAAAGGGAGAGATTTTCCTACAAATCTAAATACTATTCCAAAATTAACTAAATATTATTTTGGAAACGCAAATAAACAAATAGACAAATTAACAAAATCAATTATTAAAGCGTGTAATGGATTTAGTGGAAGACAAATAAGCAATATTATATACCAATCTTCAAATCCTTATTTGAAATTGAAATTGATTGATGAATACCAGGAAAGAATGTCTAATACAAAAATATTAAATCAATCTTATGAAAAACTATTTAAATATGATTCACCTGAAACATTCTTTTATTTAGATCCACCTTATGAATCATCAGAAACATTATATAAAGACCCTATAATTGATTATGAAGAAATGAGGAGATTATTAGACAAAATTAAAGGAAAATTTCTTTTGTCTATTAATGATTCTCCTTATATTCGTAAAGTCTTTAAAGGTTATAAAATTAAAGGATTTACTTTAAAACCATCAGGAGGTGGATTTATTGGAGAAAAACCACGCAAAGAATTACTTATTAGAAATTATTAATCATTTAATAATCCTGCTTCTGTCTCCGTAACATAATATATAGGGAAATTCTTATGTATACATAACCATCTAGAACCTGTACTTTTAATTGATTGCACTTCTTTAGGACCCATACCAACATAAGTCTTCAAGAAATAATTTAATGCATGAGCTCCTGTTGATTGTGGGTATACTACAAAATGAGTAGCTTCTGTTAAACAAAGACGTGTCTTCTTGAAATTAGAAAGGTGGTGCGAAAGTATAAGAATACTAGTCACAGTATGACGACCCATAATACAAATGTCATCAATTAATTGTTGGACTGCTTTAGCTTCTTTACCTGTTAAAGTGTCATAATCATCAAATATAACTAAACTGTCTCTTAAAGGTTCTAAATCTTTCATAGGTTTTTCAGTTATTTTTTCAATGTTTAGTCTCATAGGTCTAATTTTCATTCCATCTAGAGTTTCATCTTCTTTTAATTTAGAAACTAAATAAACAGGTCGTCCTTTAAATAAAGTTTGGTATTGCTCTGACAAATGTTTAGCAATATAAGATTTTCCTGAACCTGAAGCTCCTGCAATATAATAAATTGACCTTTTTGTTTCATCAGGATTAAAATTTAATCCAAATGTACTACCAGGTGGTAATTTAATTTTAGTTTCTTTTGTTTCTTCAACTTCACCAAGCATTTCACGGTAAGCTTCTTCTGCTCCTTCCACGTCTAAATTCAAATGTTCAGGAGGTATTTTCTTTCGGTAAGCTTCCTGTAAAATTCTCATAACTTCAGATTGTTTACGAGGAGACAATTTAGACAATCTATGTTTACCAATTTGAAGTTCTTGAACTCCTTTCTTACCTGATTTAGAGTCTCCCATACTCAAATATAAAACATCTTTGTTATACTCACCTCCTGTAACTGTTGCTACAGGGGTTGAATCCTTAGACTTGTCGAAAGTTAATTTTACCTTAGTTGCCATTTACTTACTTATAAAGCAAAAAAATAATTTATAATTTACAACAAAATTAATTATATTTTGTAATTTCGTGTAACTGGTAGTATTTTACTACTTTTTAACGCTTTTTCCATCTCAATCTGTAAAATCTCCCTCATTTTTGGTAGTATACTGAATGAAGGTGTGACGTGTTTTAGGTCAGGAAAAAATAATTTAGCAAAAGAATTTCTTAAATAATCCAGTTCTTTTCGCTTTTTTACTGATTTTATAGCAGATGGAAATTCTTGTAATATTTCCATGTCAGCAGTAACCATATAAAGCTTACCTATTGGAGAATTTAATATTTCAGTTAAGGTTTCAATTATAGTTTGGTCTTTATATTGTTTTGCTAATGAAAGTATTCTTTTTCCAACCTTAACAAAATTACCTTCAGACTCATATAATAAAATGTCTTCCTTTAATGTTTGGGTAAGTTCTGTAATAGATGCATAAGGTTTTCCAGTGCTTTTAGTCCATAAAATAATATTTGAAACTTCAACATACTTATTTGTAGCCCAACCTATAAAATCTATTTTTGTTATTGCCTTGGTCTTAAATGCATCCTGTAAATAGAAAATACTTTTGTCTCTTAATTCCTTATAACCTTGATTAATTTCTTTTATAGACCATCGTAACAAACCAAATCGTAATTCTTTTTTTGTATTTAAAAATTCTACAGCTGTTAAATGTGGTTTTAATAAGTCTTGAGCTTCCATAAATTCATCATGACTAATTAATTCTTTTGACCATAAAGCAGAAAGATGTTTTAATTCTTTTCCTTGATCATAATTTTTAACATGACCATTACTAATATATGGTGATTTTAATAAATTCCATTCAGTTATTTCACCAATTTTTACATCTACTACTTTTCCTAATTTTTCTAATTTTTTAATTTTCTTTTGGAATTCTTTTGCAGAATTACGTCTTAGAATTACATTTTCTTTTAAATCATAATCTGCAGAATATAAAATTCTATAATCTGCTGAACTACCTACTACTTGTGGAGTACCAAAACTTATAGCTTTTAGTATTCTTACTAAATCAGCACTATATTGTTCAGGAAAGTCTCGTTCCATTATTACAAATAAGTATAATTTAATTTATAACTTTTATTTTACAGAAATATTCAATATTTGTTTTTTGTGATTCTTGGTTTTCAACATTTTTTTATACCCTCCACACTTTTTACAATCGATGAATAAATACCTCAAATACCTTTTAAAAATTGTATGTGGAACTGGAACTACAAAAAACAAATATTGAATATTTCTGTAAAATAGTTTAAAAAGTAGTCTTTTACTTTATATAAATGAATCTAGACGAAATAGAGGTTGAAATAATGAATATTCAATTAAATACTCATTATGCAGAAAGGAGTCATTTAGAGAAAAAGTTAAATTTATATAGAAATATAAAAAATCAAATATATAATACTTATGAAGTTTTAGAAGGACTTGAATTAGAAACTTATAATAATATTCAAAAACTATGTCTAGATTTAGAGCATAGGTTAAGAAGTGTATTGATTTGTATTAAGGATTGTACACATGAACTTTATAAATAATTACCAACCTCGTTTACTTACAGTATTCAATAGAACAGGATTTAAAGAAGAAGGTTTGATTTTATTTCTTGTTTGAACAGTCAAAGACCTTTCTATAATATAACCCATTCGAGTGTCTCGAATAATTTTCTGCGTCTTTGCAAAATTAGTTTTAAAGTCCAACATTTATTCTTACTTAAGTTTATTTTTTAAATAACTTACAATAGCCTTTTTAGTTCGTTCACCTTCATATTTTTCTACTTTTGATCCATCACGGAATATAATAGTGGGAAATCCATCTACTTTAAAATTGGTTTCTTTTTGTTCAAATTTTTCAATTTTAATACCTTTATGCTGTTTTCCAAGTTTATTCCAGTCAGACATCATGTCATGACAATGAGGACACCAATCTGCATAATAAAGAGTTAAAGATTTTGGTTTATTACCACCTTTAATCTGTCTTAAACTTACATATAGCTTATTTCTTACGTTAATAGGTTCTGTAAAATCATAAAATTTTAATTGTTTGTCTTTTATATATTCATTCATTTGATTATAATCATAAGGGTATTGTCCTTCTACTTCTTCACATTCATTACTTGATTGATTTAATCGTCCATTTAAAATAGTTTGACATATTTCTTGTTTTCCTTTTAAAGTTCCATCAGGGTATTTTTTAACATCGCATTTGTTAGTTCCTTTTGTATTTTCAGGTGTATAAAATCTTTTATTATTATTTACAATCTTTATTCTTCCAAGAACAACATGTTCTCCAGGTGTTGGACCTTTTGGGTCTCTCATACCTTTATTTATTAAATCTTGATTTCCTTTATTTTTATTGTACCATTTAACTGGATCAACTTCAACGTAACTACTATTTTCATTACACATTTGTTCTTCTGATTTTTCTTTATTATCTGAATCTTTTGTAACATCACAAAATGGAGTTTTACATTTTCTTGTACGATTTTCTTGTTGACCATGATGAGTCCAATGATTTTCTAAACTTGCTAATTGTCCAGGTGTTAAATTTTTAGTGTCTGTTATTCCAAAAGGTGCCATTAAATCAGGATTATTTTCAACATAACATTGCATAGATTCATCAGTCCAATAATTATTTAATCCTGTACAGTAATCAGCATCAGTTTTTGCTGATCCATCTACATTTTTAGTAGTATTACATTTATTATTTTCCCAATGATTATTTCTCATTAAACATCTGTCTTTTGGTTCTTTAACATTATTTATTGTATTTCTATACCTATTACAATAAGGTTTAGTATTAGCTTTTTGTTCATAATGACTTCCTTCTTCTTTACATTTTGCAGCTGCAGGATTTGGTCTACCATCTTTATGGCGTGTTCCATCACATGTTTTTGATTCTACAATCCAAAATTTGTCTGTAGCATCACAATTTGCTTTTCTTCCTTCTGCTGTTTTTTCTTTTTCTTGTAATTCTTCAAAAAGTTTAATTCTTTGTTCAGTTGTTGTTTTTTCTCCTGAACATTCAGCATCTGCAGCTTCTTTTGAACCAATGTCAATCCAATGAGCTGTTAATTTTTCTTTGTCATTTCCTAATTCTTTAGCTATTTCAGGATTCTTTTTTGCATAACAATCAGGATTAAATTCATTACCTAAATGTGTTCTTGGAATATTTCGTTTTGGTAAAGTTGAAGTTAAAGTTCCCCAAAAATTTGAAGTAGTGTCTCCTTCTTTAATAGGTTCAATTAAAGGTAAATCTTCAGGAGCAGTACCACCTTCAAGTCCACCTAAATCACCTAAATCTCCTAAATCTCCTAAGTCTCCTAAATCACCTAATGTTCCTAAATCACCTAAATCACCTAAGTCACCTAAATCACCTAAATCTCCTAAATCTCCTAAGTCTCCTAAGTCTCCTAAGTCTCCTAAGTCTCCTAAGTCTCCTAAGTCTCCAGGATTTGGAACTTTTAGATCATCTAAATTTAATTGATCAGGATCACCAGTATTTGTTATGTCATCTAATTTTTTGTCTTCAGCTGTTATTAATGTATTAGCAGGACCAACTACATCTTCTGTACCATAATGTTCTTTTCTATATTGAGCAATCCAATCATCAGATGTTATATAATCAGGATTTTTTCCACCTCTGTATTTAACAGTATGTGGAGGTTGAAGTTCTAAAATTTCATCATCTGTTTTTTGACCAGGAGGAGGTGGAGGACCTGGTCTAGGAGGATCAAAAGGTGGAATGTCACCAACAGAACCTTCTAATTTAGGACAACTTGCTATACAAGTACTAGGAACAATTCCAAAACCTTGTGCAACTTGTACCATTGTAATAGCAACTGATGCAGCTGTAGTTCCTGCTTTTACTAAACCTCCAACCATAGGACCCATTCCTGGAACTGCAGCAGCAGCACCAGCTACAGCTATAGCTGCTATGTCTAATGCATCAATTGGTTCATTACGAGCTGCAGCTAAAATCATTTTTGCAGCAGGACCAGCCATAGCAACTGCAGCCATAATACCTGCAGTAGCAGGAGCTCCAATTCCAGCTGTTACAACAGTTACAGCAATTGAAAGTGCAACACCAGCAATCATAGACATAATTCCAATAGCTTCAACCCAAAATTCAGGGTCTTTCATCATGTGTACAAAATCATCACCAAATTGTTTGAAATCTCGTTCAGCATTTCTAGCAAATTCTTCAAAGGCTCTTTTAGCATCTTCACCCATTTTTTCAAATCCTTTTTTAATATTATTTCCAACATCTTCTAATACTTTCTTCATGTCATCTCCAAATTTACGCATAGCACTTGCTATACCATTCTTTTCAGGATCAAATGCATTAGCCCAAGCTTGAGGATCTTTAAGTGTTTCTACAAATGTATTTAATCCTGAAGCAACTTCATCTAATAATTTGTCAAAATTTACACGACCACGAATTTGTTTACCACGAATAGCTTGACCTATAACTTCACCACCATAAAGTTTTAGTTCACGTTGATGTAATTGTTTTGTAATTCCTTGAACATCCCAACATGTTTGTCCACATCGTAAATTACAGTCTGTACACCATTTTGGTCCCCATGATTCACCAAAAAGACCTTTTAATTCACCACATTTCCATGTTTTACAACCAGGTGCCGGATGTTTAAAACAATCATCAATACAATCTTTACGAACAGGTCCCCAACATGTTCCCCATACATCTTTTGAACCAGGTGGACATGAATTCATAGAAGATGTGATTGGTTTTCTACATGTTAAACCATCATTAATCCAACCAGGTTCACATTTCTTTCTACATGTTAATCCATCATCATATTCATCTGATCTACATGGTTCAACACATGTTAATCCATCATTACGCCATCCAGGTGGACAATCTGCTAATACAGAACCACCATGTAATACAATACCATATTTTTCACAAAATCCTTTTTTTCCTTTACATCCACATCCGCAGTCTAATTTTTTACATTCATCTTTTACCCAATTAACTGTTTTTTTTGAAATACAATTCTTACCATTACCACATCCACAATCTTTTTTTCGTTTATTAGACATCATTTGTTAAATGGACATTAAAAAAATCTATTGTGTAATAACAAATGAGCACTTCAGACATGACTGAATATTTAAGAGTTAAATTGGCAGAAAGAGGACATGAAAGTGGAGCCAAGTTCATGGAAGATGGATTTGACCGATGGGCTGAATCTACACAGCCAGCTCGTGTTGGTCAAATGGAAAAAGTTCCATCTGAACCATCAATGGAATCATATGGTGGTGCTATGACTGTAAGTATGGCAAAGAAATATTTACAAGACAAAATGGGTGGTCGTAGACGTGGTGAATTACATGGTGGATTTGACTTAGCTGGTAATTTTAATGCTATTAAAAATGCTGCATCACAACTTATTAAATTTTGGAGAGAAATTTCAAAATTTTTGAAAGAACTAAAAAAAGAATTGCAAGATGAAGTTGTAGTAAATGTCGAACTAGAACCTCAAATTAGAGAAGCAGGGAGACTATTTCTTAATTTTTTAAATCAGCTTGAAGTTGTACAACATGTTCTAGATGGTATAGCATCTATGGCAAGTTATGTTGGTCTTGGACGTCATGGTGGAAGTTTAGCACAAGATTTTGCTACTTATGGAAAGAAAGTTTTTGATTTATATGTATGGATTAAAAAGAATGGTCCAGGTATTCGTTATATATTAGGAATGAAATCTTTGAATACTCCACAACCTTTTGGAAAAGAAATATTAAAAGTAATTGATCCAATTTTAAATTTAATTGGAGCCGGTCGTCATGGTGGAAGAAGTATGTTGACGGACATGCCAATGTTAGGTGGAGCTAAATGTCAATGTCCTAAACGTCATAGACATGGTGGAACTAGAGTTCCTCAACATCTTCTTGAAGGACCATCTCTTGGTGAATCTGAACATTTAACACAAATTAAGAGTATGCATGGTGGTCGTAAACATGGTGGTCGTAAACATGGTGGAATACGTGAAATGAGTATGCCTATTGACACGGAAAATAGAATAAGTGAAGACATGTATAATCAAAAAATGGCTTCAAGACCTGTAAAATTAGGTATGGGAAGTGGTGGAAGAGTTGTAGGTGGTCGTAAACATGGTGGAACTATGGGTGCTTTAGGTAGACATTCTGAAGAAGTACATGGTGGAAGAGTTGTGGGTGGAAAAGCTCCTTCTGCACGTGGTGCTATTGTAAAAAAAATAATGAGAGAAAAGGGACTTTCTTTACCACAGGCTTCTAAATATGTAAAAGAACATGGATTATATAGTAAACCTAAACGTGGTGGATTTTATTATGGAGAAAATGGTAAATTATGTAGCACAGATGATTATATAAATCATTCACCAGGATGTTAATTGTAAAAATTAAATTATAACACATTTAATAAATGACCTTTCAATCAACACCATTTATGGATTGGGTTTTTCCTGATGAAGCGTATAAGATGAATCATAAAGGTAAACAACCTTTGAAACCATCTCCTCTTTATAATACAACTGAACTTTTACCTGGTGGTGGTAGTGAATTCCAGTCATCATTTTATGAACATGAACGAAAAGTAGCATTGGACAGAGTAGCAAATACTATTCGTAATAAAAAGGGTATGGAAGGTAAATTAAATACTACAGAAAGGTCTCAACGTTATGATCGTCCTGCTTCTCGTTCTGCAGTTCCAAATGGAGTATTTACTGGTTCACCAATGACTTATATAACTTCAGCAGGTCTTCGTGGTGGTCGTATTTATACAAAAGAAGGTCAAGAATGGCTTGAAGAAAGACTTAAACAACGAGCTCAAGAATGGGGTGAACTTTCAAGTGGTCAACCTGTTACAAAACATTCTCCTATTGCTTTGTCTCCATTTTCAGACTTAACAAATATTTTGTCTCAATTAGTTTCATCATTTAATACTGGATCATTTTCTAGTACTGTTGTTGATTTGATTGGTAGATTTTCAGAAGGATTGATTAAAGCAGGATCAACAATAACACCTATGCAATTGTCAACTTATGCACAAGCAGTTCAAAAATTTATTGAATCTGTAAGACCTCTTTCAGGAAAACAGTTAGGTGAAACTTTAGGTCCTATATTTGAACCAAGAGAAAAGAGATTAAGAGTAATTGATCAGATTAATGACAAATTAAAAATTGCAGATGCTATAATTCGAGAAATTGCTAGAACTATATATGAACCTCTTTCTTCTCGTCAACAGGTTATGTCAATACTAGGAGAAAGATTATTAGGTCAACAAGTACAACAATTTCGTGCTGAATTTGCAGGTCCTGAAAGAACTCAAGCAGTTCAACAAGTAGGTCAAACATCTATGGGTCCTTATTCTCCACCTTTACGTATGGGAGTTACAGACAATAGACCTCTTCTTTCTGAAGATGTACCAATAGTAGAAAATCTAGAAGGAACTGTATGGGAAGAACAATTACCTGAAAATGAAGCTTATGCTATGCCACCTTATGGATCAGGTCGTCGTAGACGTTAAATGTTTTGTAGTCTTACAATGTTGATTCCATAAATGTGTTAATTTACAACTATAGTTACAAGCTTCACAATTATAATTCATACCTTCACTCCTTTTCAAATGTAACTTCGTTTGAATATGAGTGTTATATTCATTTTTACATCTATATTGCTTTTCACAAACTTTACAATAAAATTCAGTTAAATCAGTTTTAATTCCAAGATGTTTTTTGGTTTCTAGATGCTTAGAATAAGACTTTTTACATAAATATTGAAAATCACATGTCTTACAAAATAAATGTTTATAATGTTGTTTTCTTAATTCCTTTTCATGTTCTTTTGTATTGTTATGTAACCCAAATTGTTCTGCTGTTTCAAATTTAAGATTACAAGTACTACAATTCCATTTTTTTGTAATTACTTTGACCTCGTCCATTTTACCTATTAATAATATTTGTTTTTTGTTTAAACTGGTTCCGTTTTTAAAAATAAAAAAAAATGGATTTTATAAATGGACACTACACAAGGTATAGCTGTAACGACTCTTATAACATCTTTGGTTTCTTTATTTGGTTATTTAGTAAAACTAAATCATCGTAGGATTAGATCAAAGTGTTGTAATAAACCTTGTATTACATCTATAGATGTTGAAGAAACAACACCTGAACCTTCTATAACAGTTGTTAGAGAAGTAGAACCACCAAAATTATAGTGTTATTACATAAATGGATTTATTAATTGTTCCTTATAAATTAGGAAAAAAACAAGGGTATAGAACAACTTTAAATGGAGTACCTTTTTCTAGAAAACCTGTAGAATTAGAAAGAGCAGTTCAACAAGCTGAAGCTTTAGAAATGAAAGGTGGAATGGAAAAGGCTATTGGTTATGCATTAAGTGAAACAGACATTCAAAAAATGATTCCAACTTTAAAAATTATGTCATACCCTGATTTATTAAAAGCAAATTCAATTGATGATGTTTTAGATGAAAAAGGTCGTCTTATGCTTTTATATTTAACTGAATCTGCAATGATGGGTCATTGGGTATGTTTATTAAAATACCGTAATTCAAATATAATAGAATATTTTGACCCTTATGGAAATTATAAACCTGATGGTGAATCTGCTTGGCTCACTCCTAAAAAATTAAAAGAATTAGGACAATCAAGTAAGAAATTAACACAATTATTAAAAGACAGTCCTTATGAAGTTAAATCAAATGCTTTTCCATTTCAAGGTGACAAAATGAATGTAAATACTTGTGGTCGTCATTGCACTTGTCGATTATATTTTAAAAATTTGAAACTACCTGATTACATAAAATTATTAGAGTCATCAGGATTGAAACCTGATGATTTTGTAACAGCTTTTACATATAATTTAATAGGAAAGTAATTTTTATAAAATAAATCATTTGTATATAATAAATGTCGTCATTCTCAACAGTTCAAATTGAAGGAACAGTAGCAGCACCTGACAGAATTTATTACAATGGAACTGTAATAAATAACAATTTTAGTACTGTAAAACAGGAAGATGACCCACCTTTAAGATTTCAGGATCAACGACAAAATCCTCTTGTTCCTGATGCTTCAAATTATGAAGTAGCAGTTCAAAATTTTAGTTTGAATGGATGTTCTAAATCTCTTCCTTTATTTATTCCTCAAATTAATCCTAAAGATGTTACAGTAGAAATAACTCAAATTATATCTACACGAGTACCTATTCCAACTCTTCCTGGTAATCCTCAACAATATGGACCCTATTGTAATGTAGAATATTTTACAGCAACTCCAACTGGATTATTTATTGGTGCTACTATTGATTCTGTGCTTTCAACTCCATTTGATTCAAATTATGATTTTCCAAGTCAAACTGTAAAAACTCCTCAAAAAATTATAGCTGTAACAGCATATTCATTTACACTTCAATTTGCTACAAATCCTGGTACTTGGACAGGACCAGGATTAGCTACTGCAACTTATAAAGACCCAACTGATGTTACAACAACTATTTATAATGTTTCAGTTGGAATATATAACGCAAGTGGACCTACTTATAATATAATAACAGAACCAATTATTTGGGTTCCTGAAAATAGAGCTAAATATACTTATGTTCCATCAACTTCTCTTCCTGTACAAGCTGAATCAGATTATTATTATTGTTATACATATTCTCATTGGATTTCATTAGTAAATATTGCATTAACAAAAGCATGGAAATCAGCTAAAGTAGCACCATCAGAAGGTTCAACAGCAGGGACACAATGTCCATTTATGGAATTTGATGAACTTTCAGGATTATTTTCAATTAATCAAGATGCTAATACTTGCATGACTCCTTATGGAACTTCTCTTCCACCACCTTATGGTGTAGCATCTTCTGCTACATCACCAAGTGGAACATATACTACAGGAGAATATTCATTTGTTGGTTGGAATACTTGTCTAGACAATTTATTTAATAATCTTCCAAGTATATATTATTCTGTAGGACAAGAATGGGCTACTCAACCTCTTATTTTATTACCTGAAAATGTTATTGACATGGGATTAACTATTAATTTAATTACTGGATCACAAGACACTATTAATTACCCTACAGGAATGTCTTTAAAAACAAAACCAAGTTTGTCTAGCTTTCAACTTACAAACCCATTTACAGACGATGTTATACCAAATGCTTTTTTTGTTCGTTTAACTGAAGATTTTAAGAGTACAGGTGGAACATGGTCACCTATAGCTTCTTTTGTATTAGCTACTACTCAAATACCTGTTCGTAATGAAGCTTCTGCAAATCCTGTAACTTTTGGAACTGCAAATATAGGTAGTGGATCAGCTAATTCAGGGTCATTTCAAAAGGTTCTTGTTGAAGTTCCTATTAATGCTACAACTGCAGACATTTGGAAGGGTTGGATTTTATATGAACCTTTAATTGAAACTTATTCCTCTCTCGACCCATCTCATGATGGAGTTCAAGATGTCGATGTCAACTTATTTTGGCGTAATCGTCTAACAAATTCATTAATTCCTGTTAGAGTCCCAAATCAATCAAGTATGACTTTCAGACTTCTTTTCAAAAGAAAACTTACAAAAGAATTATATTTCAAAAAAAGTGGTTAAAGTTGAAGCGTTTTTAAAATAAAATAATTTGTTTATAATAAATAAAATGGCAACAGAAGTAACTAAATATTCGGTCTATGATCCTCGAATTGTTCAGACAAAGCCAAAGTATGCAGTTGAAAAGGGAGCTTTGTCTTTGACAAATGTGTCTTTTCAGGCTCAAACTGCTGATTCTTCAAGTGTTCAATTTAACGTCCAAGTTCCCTCTGAAAATGTATTTGTAGACCGTGCTGTTCAGTGGCAAGCTACTCAAGTAGCACAGGTTCTTCTTTCTGTTACAGTCCCTGCTGGTGCTACAGTTCCTGCTGGAACACCTTTGACTCCTGGTCTTTTGGCTACTGCAGCATTTCCTCTTCACCAGTCTGTAAGTCAAATGTCTGCAACTATTAATGACGCTACTGTAACTGTAAATACTCAAGATGTATTACCTCAGGTACTTCGTCTAGCAGACATGAAGGACGCTCGTCGTCAACGAACTTGTCCTACTATGTTGGATCGGTATGCTACTTACCCTGATTCACGAGTAGTAAGAAACACTCCTCTTCTAGCATGGGATGAAACTAAGAATAGTGATGAAGTTCCTAATGGTGGATTTAATGGTCTTTATTATGCTAATGCTACTGGTCAACCTATTCTAGAAACTGCTGATTCTAATAGTGGTGCAAATGTAGCTTTAGCTACTTCAGGTGGTAGTTCTTACCAAGGTTGGCAGTTGATTGATGGTGTTCCTTGTGTTGGTCTTGGTGGTCTTCTTGCTGGAACATTTAATTTTTCATTCTTTGTAGGTTGGTCTTCTGTAGAGCGTCTACTACTTCCTCCTTTCATCTTTTCTGATCAGTTTGAACTTTCTACTGGTCTTTTTGGTGTTCAGAACTTTCAGGTTAAG